TACCAACTGAAGAGATCTACAACCGCATTGAGAAGTTGATTGCTCAAGGCAAGATCAAAGAGGGCGGGCTTGGTAAATACCTAGATTCTAATTTTGTGCATTATGATATCAGAGGCACAAGAGCAAGATGGCAAGGGTGACAACATGAACTCAGATATGATCTCAATCAGTGCATTAACTGCCGTTATAACCGCTCTTCTGCCAGCTTTTAAGATCTTCTCATCATACGATAAGAGGATCGCATTGCTCGAACATCAAACCATGGCTTTGCTTGTCAAGCAAGAAAAAACAGATGCTGAGCTAGATATGATCAATAAGACTTTAAATCAGCACACAGTTATTCTTGAAAGAATTGAGACAAATGTTGATTTTCTAAAAAATAAATAAGATTTGTGTTCTAATGATCATCCCTTTCACATGGAGATGATCATGTCACAAAATAAAATTTTAGGTGAAGTCGCTTTTGCTACCCAATACGCTCATGTTAAAGCTGATGGCAAGCGAGAAACTTATTTAGATGCAATGGCAAGAGTCAAGCAAATGCATCAAAAGAAATTTCCTTTTTTAAGTATGGATATCGAGCAAGTTTTTCAAAACTATGTTTATAAAAAAAAGGTTTTCCCATCTCAAAGATCAACACAATTCGGTGGTATTGCTATTGAGAGAAACAATATGCGAATGTACAATTGCACTGCTTCATATATCGATAGAGTGCGTTTTTTTGCTGAAGGTTTTTGGCTGCTCATGAGCGGATGCGGTGTCGGTTTTTCAGTACAAAAGCATCATATCGCCAAACTACCCGCTTTAATTTCAAAAGATCAAAGAGACTCTAGACTAAAGAAAATTCATGTTGTTGAAGACTCTATCGAAGGATGGGCTGAAGCTGTGCATGTGCTAACAAAAAGTTATCTTCCATCAAGTGAAGATGAAGCTAAATATTGCATCAACTTCCATTATGATCAAGTTAGGCCCGAAGGTTCTCCCATTTCAATCGGTGGCGTTGCACCTGGTCCGAGAGTACTTGAGGTTGCTATTGAAAAGGTGAGATCTATTCTTGATCAAGCTGTCGATCAAGCACAAGACAAATTAAGACCAATCCAGTGTTTTGACATGTTCATGCACATAAGCCACGCCGCTTTACTCAGCTCAAGACGAGCGGCAACAATTGCGTTATTTTCTCCTGATGATGAAGAGATGATGACTGCTAAGACCGGCGATTGGTGGCAAGATAATCCGCAACGAGCTTATGCGAATATTTCAGCTCAAATCCTACTTGATGGACTTGAGAAAAAATCTGTATTTACTCAGATCATTGACAACGCAAGACAATTCGGAGAGCCCGGCTTTTTCTTTTGCTATGATAAAGAATTTTCAACAAATCCATGTGGAGAAATAGGCTTATATCCAACATTCAAGGACGATCAAGGCAACACTTCAAGCGGGTGGGCTGTATGCAATTTAAATGAGATTGTTGTTGCAAACCTTGATGATGCTGATGATTTTTTAGGTGCATGTAAAGCAGCTGCTTTCTTAGGTACACTTCAAGCAAGCTACACAAAGACGGGTTATCTTGGAGAGACTACTAAAAAGATCATAGAGAGAGATGCTTTATTAGGTGTTTCTATGACGGGTATTATGAGCAGGTCTGATCTGATCTTTGATGAAAACTTGCTTAAAAAATGTTCGCAAGAGGTTGTATCTGTAAATAAGGAAGTTGCTAAGTTAATCAAGATCAATCCCGCTCTAAGATGCACAACTGTCAAGCCATCAGGCAATAGTTCAACGGTTGCGGGCTGTTCAGCTGGTATCCATCCATATCATGCAAGACGATATATTAGAACGATGCGAATAAATAAGATAAATCCTATTTGGCAAGAGATTTTAAGCAAGTTGCCCGAAGTGTGCGATGATAGCGACGCACAAGTTGGGATCGTTTCTTTTGCTTGTGAAGCCCCATATTGTGCAATGCTTAGAGAAAATTTATCTAGTAAAGACTTTTTGACGATGGTCGCTTTTATTCAAAAGCACTGGGTCAAGCCAACAACACAACTTAGGGAAAAAGATCAATTCGGATTAACTCATAATGTGTCTAATACTTGCACCGTCAAGGCTGATGAATGGGATGATCTAACGGATAGAATTTGGTCGCTTAGAGATACCGTTAAAGGCATTTCTCTTTTATCCGATTATGGCGATCATGTTTATGAGAATGCACCTTATCAAACTGTCAGCGATACAAATGCACATATGATTTCTAAATATAATAAATTGCTCTTGGCTGATTGGTCTAAGGTCGATTTAAATGTAGGAGGGTTTAAAGAAAATCCTAGTGTTGAACCTGCTTGCGCTGGTGGGGTCTGCCTTATTTAATTTTCCACGACTCTCTCCAATCCCTAGCATCATCTTCATCGTAGTCGGCATCAGCCCAGCCTCCTCTTAAATCCTTGTCTCGATAGGATTGATATTCAACGGCTTGCTTTTGATCGCTTGGGAAGAGTGAAGCTTGATCAGGTGGTGGTGCTTGAGTCTTGGGCGGTGCTGATTGTTGCACTTGTTGGGGCTGTGGTGGTGGTGCTGACTGCTGCACTTGTTGAGGCTGTTGTGGTGGTGCTTGTACTTGCACAGGTTGAACTTGTACAGGTTGAACTTGAGGCTTGGCTTTTGTATCTGCCCCAGCCTTAACGCCCGGCTTTGCTCTTTGAACAGGTTGTCTTTCAGCATAGATTGGAGTATCAAGCTCTTGACTCAAGATTTCTAGTCTTTCTTCTTCAGACATATCCATATTATCAGCCATCTCAATCGTATCATAGCCACTGATTACATCGCCAAACACATCACGAACAGCCATTGACTTGCATCTAGCCATAAGCATTTGCTTGGGCATAGTCTGCCATTGGCGATTATTTGTCAAACCTTGCTTCTGTGCCAATGCAATCGTGAAAGTGACTACATACTTTTGATTGTTGTCGCCTCTTGTAAATTCAATTGAGCATTCTTCTTCAGTGTTTGATAAGACTTTCCATGACTTGCACTTGGGAGAAGCAATGACAATGCCAAACATAGCACTAGCTTGATAAGTGATCTTGCCTTTAATGATGTTCATCTTTTCCATAGTTTGGGCAATGTTCCAACCATGCATCATCCCATAAGAGAGATAAGCTGTCACGAGTTGTTGAGCATTCCAATTTGTGCCTGCAGTGAGATAAGCAGCAAGTTTTACGAGTTGTTCCATACTGTCAGCAATAGCATTGACATCAGAGAGAGATTCTAAAAGTTTATGATTTGCCATTTAGTTTTTCCTTAATTGTTTTTCAAAATTGCTACAAATCGATCATAGATAGCAGCAATGATTTCAGAAGGTTCTGCATCGATTGAGAGGTTAAGAGTTGCGATTGGGATGATGATCTTGAGACGATCAGTGATGATCTCCACATCATCGCAATCGATTGTCCAGTCTGTTGTTAAATCATCAAGTTGATGCATCAATGGACCTGTGCCATCAAGTTGGATGATATTGAGTCTTGAGAGAGTGTTGAGTTGGCTCATCTGCTTATTCTCCGAAAAAAAGTAGTGAAAAGAAAAACATCGCCCAAAGAAACATATGGAAGAATATCACTCCAGCATTGTTAATGATATCTCCAATGCTTTGCTTTTTTGCGATTGCTTGGCGTTGTTCTTGAGAGATGCCTTCTTGAAGGTGTCTTTTATCGACTGTTGGGAACAATCCACATTTAGGTGATTGGTTCATTTTGTACTCCTGAGTAGGTTGTAAAATGTTTTCTGTTTTGTTTTGTAAAAATAATTTATAACATTCTAATCATATTGTCAATAAAAAAAATAACTATGTTAAAAAAAATTTATACAAAAGATTAAAAACTATCAAGATTTGATATTGTCTGAGTATTGCGATCGTACTTAACTTTGGCTGTCCCCAATGATCCATGTCTATTTTTTGCAACGATAATCTCAAGTTGACCAGCATCAACTGAAAACTCTTTAGCATAGTAGTCTTCTCTATAAAGCATCAGCACAGCATCAGCATCTTGTTCAAGAGATCCCGACTCTCTAAGATCGCTTAATCCTGGTCGCTTGTCTTGTCTCTTCTCAGCCTCTCTATTAACTTGAGTCAAGCACACAACAGGGCAATCACATTCTTTGGCAAGTAGCTTTAATGATCTGCTGATCTCGCTAACCTCTTGTTCTCTAATTTGATTTTTATTCTGACTTGATCCCTTCATCAATTGGAGATAGTCAATCACAATCATCCCCAATTCGCCTTGATGATCTAAAATGTTTTTGCAAAGAGACACAGCGGAAGCTATATCGCTAACGCCCTTATCAACAAGCGTTATGTTCAAGGCCTCAAGCTTTTCAGCAGCATCAACAATCTTCTCTACCACCTTGATAGGTGCTTCATCTAAAGATCGATCTTTAATATTTGCATAATCGATTCCACTGACTGAGCAAAGTAACCTTGCGATTAACTGATCTTGACTCATCTCAAGGCTTATAAATATGGTCTTGCGATTGCAAATATCTTTGAGCTTTAAAAGGTGCAAAGCTAATGCAGTCTTGCCAACACCTGGACGCCCCCCAATGTAGTAAAGGCATCCCTTTTGAAGCTTTAAATATTTATCCAATTCAGCGAGGTCGGTACTCACTCCAGTTGGGACTGCTCGCATCATCTGAATCGTTTTAGCAATCTGATGTTTGAATTGTTCGCTTTCCACTGGGAGCAATTGCTTATAAAGATCAACCTTAGTTTTATGTCGATCTTCCACCCATGCCATATCATAGCCTTCTTTAAGAAGCTTTCCCTTAAAGAAATCTAAGGCAACGATTTGAGAGGTAACATAAAAATGAACATGCCTTTTCACTTCAGCATATGCAATTGGATATAAGACAAAAGGATCATGATTGATTGACAAATTCATCACGAATTGGCTGATCATCTCAGGGGGCTGAGAATGTGGCAATTCTTTAGAATTAAAAGAATGTCTAGCTTTATACTCTTCGATGATTGCTGGGATAGTGATAGGTGATGGATTCTCTTTTGTGCCTTTTGCTCTGATCCTAACAGCCATTCTGAAAAGCATGCAAAGAGTATGCTCAAGCATCATGTCATCAGACTTAATAAGCCTAAAAATCATCTCTTTGATTTCATCGTATCCATCGATCATGAGCGTTGAAATAATCCTAGCTGCTCTCATAGCACTTGCGATTAAATCAGCTTCATCAAAGATTTGACCATCTGAAATCATATCTGAAATTCTTACATTGTGATCCCATCCATCATTAAACTTATTAGATTGATTGGGCTGATCATTGTTTTCTTGTGTAGTCATTTTTTAGTCTTGCTTTGGTAAAAATTGAAGAGCGGTAGGCAATGGATACAAAAAAAACTGATGACTGATGCCAGTAGCTCGCTCAAGTCGCATTGCGTTTTTCATAGAGCATCCTTCTTCTTTGATCATCTGATAGACTTGAATGCGACTTTTAACATTCATCTTTTCTGCAATCTGAACGATAGTCAGCCCTGTAGTTTCTTTTACTCGATTTAATTTCAAGTTGACTTTCATGTTTATTCCCCTTGTAGTGAGTTTTTTTAAATTCGTATCACTTTATTTTTGCAATGTCAATTTAAAAAGATACAATAGGCGAAATCATTAAAAGAAAGGTTTTACAATGTCAAAGCTATTTAGCGAGCTTATGCCATCATTTGGCGTTCTTAATAACATCAATCGATGCGATATCTTGTCTTCAATCGCCAATAGCAAATCAATCTTGATGAGAATGATTGAGCTCATTGAATTAGATGATAAATCAGATGGCAGATCTATTTGTGTTTCATATGCGTTCATTGGTAAATTGATTGGATTATCCGAACATCAAGTAAAAGATGCAATCCCTAAAATGATCAAGGCCAACATCATCATCAAAAAGAAAGTGCTATCAGTCAATCAGCTGATCTTGAGTGATTTTTGTTTAGCTAGATACTGGAGAGCATACACTGATTTTTATAAATCTGATGTTCAATCAAGGGAAAAATCCCCTAATCAATCAGTGGAAAAATCCCCTAATCAATCAGTGGAAAAATCCCCTAATCAATCAGTGGAAAAATCCCCTAATCAATCAGTGGAATTTTACCCCCCAAATAAAGATATATCTAATAAAGATAATCAAAAGAAAATAAATAAAAGAAAAGTGAAAACACAGATCGAGACCGTTCAGCCTGAGCAAGTACAATCTCAAGTCAATCATGATGCAAATCCATTCATTGATCTACCGTCAACAAATTGGGAGGCAATAGAATTTGCTAAGCTGCTATATGTCAATCAAGAAACTAAAAAGCTAAATTCAAGACTGCCTAAAGCTTCATCCAATTTTAAGGCTTGTGAAGATACAGGCAAATACTACTCAATTCATGATCTAAATGATGTTTGGCCTACCGAGTCAAGACAGATACATATCTCAAGAAAATTGAAATTGCCTTATGTTAACTTTAAGGCTGAACATAAAGATATCTCTATTCAGCAATTTAAAGGCACTCTAAGCGATGATAATAGGGATTTGGTAGTGGATATATGCACAGGGGGCAAACACAAGCTTCAAATCGTTGGAAATGATGAAACTCAATTAGAGCAATTAGCAGTAGGCATCTTTAAGCAAAATCTCTTTGAGGTACATTATCCAAATCAAGCACAGTTTGGAGCTCCTAGGATTGCTTTTCTATCTCTCAAAGAATTGTTTGAGTTAAGATATGATGACTATCAAAGAAATAAGGGCGGTACTCTATCGACTATCAAAGACGACTTTGGAAAGATGGATATCATTATCATCACTGATTTCAATCCACCTTCAGCATCAAGCAAATTCAAAGATAGGATGATGCAACAATTTGATGATTTAGTATCTTCTTTTGATGGATCAATTGTTATCTTCTCTAAGCCTGATCAAAATCAAAAACTATTTACTAAGATTGAAATCAAGTAAAGGAAAAACAGAATGAAACTCAATCCAACTTATTCACCTGATGACATCAACTTTATCCATGATGAAGCTCAAATCTTTGTTGAAAGCATCCTCAATCATCTTGATGATAATATCACTCCAACTTTAGGAGATGATGGGAAATATCATTATGTTTATTTGACTATCAATAAGATCAATGGATTTTTCTATATTGGAAAGCGAACAGTTTCTGATGATTTAGAAAAAGGACAAGGTGCAAACGCTAGATTAAAACTTGCCCTCAAACATTATTTAGGTGGAGGAATTAAGATTCAAGAAGCAGTTAGACAATATGGCAAAGATAGCTTTTTAAGGTTCATTGTAAAGTTTTACAGATCATCAGCCGATGCCTTTAAAGCAGAAGAGAGTTTAGTAAATAGTATTGTAGTTGAAAGATATTCTAAACATCTTGGATGTATGTATAATTTGAGAACAGGTGGAACAGGTGGAATAGGTGGAACAGGTGGAATAGGTGGAAGAAATAAAAAATTAAAAATAAAAAAAGATAGCATTATTATTTTTATCGATTCTCTTGATCTTCTTAAATACATGCTTGAAGGCTATCGATTAACTTGCTCATCAGCTATTATTGTTAAAAAGCATGGTGATAAAATCATCTCAAAGGCTCTAAATTTTGATCGTACAACTGGCAGACAAAAGAGAGTGAATCAATCTGTTTTGCTAAGCTATTTGCAAGATGGTTGGATTATTGGAAGATCTCATCTTTTAAAAGTACAAGAGGCTTTTATTGATAAAAATCAATAATTTGAAATCAAATAGCTTGCTCCAGTGTTTAAGATTTGTCTGCTCAACCTTGATGAGGCATATAAGACAACGATCACATTGACGCGTAGCACCTTAGAGCAGACACTAATCTCAGCCCTTTTTTTTCAGTGAAGAAGCTTGTAAAATACTAAACTCAAAA